CGTGCGCAGTCCGGGGTTGATCTGGGCTCCGCCTTGCTGCTGCGGGACCGCAGGGGTCTCGGGGTCCACGTTGTAGAATTGAACCGGGTCTGCGTTGGTGTTTAATGTTCGAAGCTGCTTCTCATGGCCAGAAGCCTGAGCAGGTGTCATCCAATACTTCGCTCTAGGCGCTAGAGCCCCTTCTTCAATCTCGCGCGATACGCTGTAGTTCATCACCCGCTGGGGATCTAGCAGCTTCTCTACCACACCCCAGTAGATTGTCTTGTTCTCAAAAATCTTGAAGTTGGCGTAAGTCGGGACCACCGGAATTCGGCAAAATACGGTCTCTTTCTTTTCTTCAAGGAAGTCTTTCGCATCAAAGTACCTGCTGCAAACGTAATGCTTCTTGCGCGTTCTGCGCTTGACCTCGGTCACACCAATGGCAGCCAGGTCATCTACTACCTTCTCGAAGTCATCATTGACCTCGTGCACCTGACCATTGGACATCAGCACAAGATCGCGGTCCTCTGATTCGAGATACAGAAACTCACCGACTACCACCACCTCGGCCTTGTCGTAATAAGCCTCGCCGTCCCGGCTGTCATCCACGCTCTCACCAGAGCCCTCGGGCCATCTGGCCTCATATTCATCCTTAGCCATAGGATGAAGCACAAAGGCATACCGGCTGTCTGACTTGTCCTGATTCTCTGCCGCTGGATCGAACCACACCCGGTCAACGAAGTTGCCGATATGCTCAATCGCCAGGTCTTGGTCGAAGGTATTGTCGCTGATGTACTTCTGGACCACCCGCCAGCCATCCATGCCGCCGATAACCATATTCCGCGCCGCCTGGGCATACACGGTCTTGGCGTTGGACATCTGCTCAATATTGCGGATGATGCCGTCAATGGTGACAGCAATGTCTTTGGTGGCGTTCCCACCGGCAGGTGATACTCGGATATCGTAGTCGCTCTGCTCGATCTCAGAGGCTACCTGATCGACGATAGGGTTTACTTGATCGAAGGTATATCTTGGCTTTTCTTCGTTTGAGTTCCACCAGTAGGGCTCCCACTGGCCGTCTCGCTTGTCCAAGAACAAGTGAGCCTCTCGCACCCGCTCCCGGTTGTCTTGATCTGCCATCTGGCACTTGCTCAGAAGATCAATGACATCCTGATGGTTATCATATTCTGCCTTGAATGAGAGATCAGCCTCTGCCGATCCCCGGCTGTCTAGCTCTTTGCCATCATCATATTCTGCCATTCTTCCATCCCGCAAAGTTGATAGTCACTGGCTTCACAGTGCTTACTTTAGGGCTGTGCATCGACATCATAAGAGCATCGCCCATGTTCGGTGAAGGTATCGAGTACGGCTTCTTCGCCATCTCTACCTTGCTAAGAATCTGGATTTTACCACTATTTGCCCGTTTTAGTGGGATTCTGCACACCTCAGAGCGTAATTGTTCAAGGTTGTCAATCTCAGATGACAGGCTTATAAGCTCCTCTGGGTTGATGTACTGGCCCTTCTCAACCGCCCGGTACGTTGCCTCAAACCTGTCCCGCAAAGTCCACCACATCTGGGCTCGCTTGTTGAAGAAGGTCTCCCGGTTGGTCTTAGCCCTCTGGCTTCCTCCCAGCGTATAAGGCATCTCTGGGTCATATGGAGACTCGGAGCCCTTAAACATATGGTATTCGATCTTCTTACCATCGAGCGCCTGATCTACCTGGCGCTTGAGACTTATCCCCAAGCCATCACAGTCCCAGATGAAATGGTCTGCCTGAGCTGATATGGCCTTCTCCAGAGCCCAGTCCATACCCTCGTTGGAATCACCTGTTACCTTTTCGCACACATCCAGGATTACGTTGCCGTGGCGCAGCGCGTAGCCTTTACTGTCACCGCCCTCGTCCGATGGATCGTGAGACGCGATCAGAGAGCCCTCTGGCTTCCACCCGAGCTTGGTGTGGGCGTCGATAGCGGCATCAAACCAGTCAGGCTCAATGATACTGTCCTGCACCGTATCAAGGTGCTTACCCTCCCAGATGTGCTCGTACATAGCTCTGGGCAGGTTCTGCCTATCATGCACCCGCTCCTGTTCTAGTGGGGTCTTCACGAACCACGGGTTATCCTCGTAGTTCATACGGATCACCAGGTGCATATCGTCTTCATATATGCCGTCCCGGTTGAGCTGCTTCTCGAAAGGCTTAATGAATCGCTCGGAGAATGCGTCAGTGCTAGACCGGGGATTGCCTGACAGCCATATCTGACTGCCCTGCTCCCGGAGAGTAGGAGTTAGAGCCTTGAGGCTTTCAAAGGATATTGTCTGTGCCTCTTCAACCCAGAACAGGTTGAATCCGAACATTGACTTAACGGCCTCCACGTTGCGGGCTAAGCCTCTAAACTTGAAGGCTACCTCACCGTTGAAGAGTATCTGGTTGTTCTGAACCTCAAAGTCTTCTAGCTCATAAGAGCCTATCTGAGACGCTAGGAGGCTGTGTACTGAGTCATCTATGCTGTTCTGAAACTCTCTAAAGGCTCCGATCTTCTGGCCCTTGAGAGCTTTCAGGAGGCTCAGGGAACCAAGCCCGTAACTCTTGCCACTCCCGCGGCCGCCGTATACAACAACAAACCGCTGCTTGGCGGTTAGTATTGGCAGTAGCTTAGGTGCAATCTGTAGATTCATTCAATCTCTATTGATGACTTCCGAATTCGTATAGCTCGACTTTGCGCCTCGGCCTTATCCTTAGTGTTGTGGCCGCCGCCATCAATCGCTGTGCCCTTGTCGTTTTTTGCTATAGTCCCATCAGGCTCTACCAGCCTGTACCTCTTGCCTATACGCTTCACGCTAATCGGCATCTAAGTCTCCCGGGTTAACTACCTCAATGGTAACGTGGTAGTCCTTCTCAATCGGCCTGCCCTCTGGGCCCGAGATCTCTTGCCTGCTCTTCTCAGTCCATCCCAGTGTCTGGCTCAGGTACAGCTTTAGGCTTGAAAAGTCTTTATCGATTATTGCCTTGTCCCGCAGAGTCCTTGCGGCCAGTGCTCCCTCCAGATACCTACTCTTCGTGTATGCGGTAAAAACTCTTTTGTCCCTCTTGAGTATCTCTCGTAAGGTCTTGTCAGTCATACCAAAATAAGTAGCCAGCTGCTCTTGTGTTAATACGGGAGCAAGCTCTTTGATCTCTTCGATCTCTTCCTCGGTGAAGACTCTCTCTGGCCTAGCCATCTTGCTTCTCCGCTTGAATATCCATCATGACATCAATAGCTTTGGCTAAGAATATACGCGATTCTCTGCCTAAGTTGGGGAAGTCTTGGATAATCTTCCCAACCCATTCCACACTCCAGCTTCCTATGTTAAAGCGATCTTTCATGTTATGGCACATAACACAGCTATCCACCATATCTTTACCTCCTAGCCTGTGGGGCACAGGGAAGTGATCTCGCTCAATACGTTGTTTTATATCACCAGACTCAAGTGTCGCATCGCAATAAAAACATGACCTGAATTCAGCCATTTTCATTCCTTCCGCAGTAATCGGCGCCCGCTGGTATGCCAACATAGTCATGCCCGGTTGCCTCCCAATCCCATCTCTGGGCGCATAGGCTGTCAACCGCGCAGCCGGGAAGTATTATAGCAAACATCAGCAGTATCTTGTGCATATCAGCTCCTTGACCTGCCGTAGTAGTTCACCCATTGCCTGACTGTGGACTCAGGTATGCCCAGGACAGTGGATATCTCTTTGACGGGCTCTCCAAAGTCGTGATGCTCCATCCTGACAGCCTTGACTAGCCAGTCCGGGTACTTCTTACCCTTGCCGTGTTTCTCGCCGTATGGTGCGCTCATAACCCCTTGCTCTCTCTTATTTGATTTCTTTTCATTGCCAATTTGTATCTGCTGAATTCATTGGCCCGGATCACATCACCTCTAGCCTTCGCGCTTTCATAAATCAGGCAGTAGGTTTCGTCTTCATCCTTTGTCTTCTTGAGCAACCAGTCCGGGTCATGCGGTAGCTCATCGCTGAACAGGACTCCCGGCTTTAACCCTAGCTCCTGTACTACGTCCAGCCCGCTTGCCCCGCAGGCAAAGCAATGAACAAGCACCTTGCCGTCCTTCTCGGTCAAGCTAAGACTTGGATCTTTATCCTCACCGTGAATAGGACAGCTAGCCCTGTAGCTAGAGCCGTGCTGCCTTACTCGGTTTAAGTGCGGGAGTATCTCAGCTAGCACGGGCTGGCCTCTTGGCAGCGCGTATCTGTGCGTAAGTGATAAAGTTCATCACATCCTTTGACTTGCAGACCTCTGGTGTCCGATCAAGCCCAACGGGCCAAACCCCAAACTTCTCACGATATTTATGGGATGCCCAGCCAGGATTGAAGCCCTTGCGATGGCAGTAGTCCATAAGCTCACTGATCCAGCGCTGCTTCATCTGCTTCATGGTTTCACCGTCTGCCAGGACCAGCTTCGTTCCATCGTCTTTGAGCATCTTCGTTTCTGCAGGCAAGATATATCCACAATCACACCTGCGACCTTGGAAGGCTGCGGTACACTGTGGGCAGGTATGGGTGATCGGTTCCTTTTCTTCTTTCTTGACCTGCTCGGTCTCTTTAAATCGCTTCTCGCCGTCATCCAGAGAGTCTGGCACGATATCTTCCGCAAAGCCATGCAGGCTCACGTTACCCGCATGATCGAGATAGGTAGCCTTCTCCTTGCCCGCCGCGGTCCTGAGTATACGCCCAGCCCGCTGCTGGTAGGCTATTATGGACTTACAAGGGAAGCAGTCTATTAAGATTTCACACCCCGGGTCATCCCAGCCAACACCTAGCAATCTGCTGCAGGACAGCACTTTATAATCGCCACGCTCAAAGTCACCGTAGAGCATGTCACGCTCTTCCTGTGGCGTGTAACCATCAATGTGCGCAGCTGGTATCCCTGCAGAGTTGAATTGCTCAACAAGGTTCTTGCTGTAAGCGATGTTTGGTGCGAATGCCACAGCCCTGCGTGTTAAGCCATTACTATGGTCACGGTAGTTATCAACAATACTCCCGGTTAGCTCAATGTCATCAGACATCCGATTGCCCAGTTCCTCCGGGTCATAATCACTTCCACCAGTTGTAAGTGCCTTGGTCTTGATACCCTTCGTATCTACACTTCTGCCGACATAATATTCACACTTAGCAAGCCAGCCTTGCTCTTGCAGCTGCCTGGTAGTGATAGGAACAACAATATCATCGAATATCTTTCCCAATCCTTTACTGAACGGTGTGGCCG